TGGGAGATCACCTTCGTCCGACGCTCTTATTACCATTTTAGGTGGAAATATCCTTGCAAAATCAATGTATAAGGTTGCGCAGTTAGCTTCTGAACCTCCGTGGAATATTCCTGCGGAGCTTAGAGGTCAGGAAAGGATTGTTCCTAACGGCCGTAATTACTATGAAGATAAGTCCCGACTTGTCCAGCCTGTCTCAGTCGGTTCAAATTACGCAATTGGTACAGACAGGGAAGAACGAGTTATTAAAATCATCAAGGATTTCTTCCATGTTGACTTCTTTATGATGCTAAGCAGGGCAGCTATGGAGGGTGCTCAGTTGTCCGTCCCGCAGGTCATGGAAATGCAAAGTGAAAAGGCTTCAGTTCTTGGAACAATTATCGGTCGGTTCGCTTCGGATGGTCTGGATGTGATCAATGATCGAACCGGAGAGCTGGCTACCATGGGCGGCCGGATGCCGGAAATGCCGCAGATAATGAAAGAGTTATTTGGTGGCCAGACAATCAAATATGAATACATTGGTCCGTTAGCTCAAATGCAGAAACGGTTATTCAGAACATCAGGCATAATGGCCGGTCTCAAAGTCATGGGCGAATTGGAAACAATTAAACCGGGCACCATGGATATTATAAACATGGATTATGTGGCTACAGAACTTCTGGAATCCTTTGGTTGGCCGGCGCGCGCATACAATGATGATGATGTTGTTCAGGCAACCCGAGAGGCACGGCAGAAACAAATTGCCCAGGAACAGTCAGTGAAGCAGGCGGCGCTCATGTCGCAGGCAGTCCCGAATATGAGTAAAGCTGCCGAACCTGACAGTCCGATGGATCAGATGTTGCAGGGTAAAATTCAGGAAGGATTGATGTAAGATGCTTAAAGAATTACTGAAAAACAAGAAAGTTACTCCCGAAGATGAAGTTAAACGTATGTATCGGGAAGTTTTCGGTACCAGAGTGGGCAAAGAAGTTCTGGCGCACATGCTGGTCGAGCTTGGTTTCTTTAATGAAATAGTTACAGATGAACAGAAAGTATTGGCCAATTATGCACGAAGAATACTTAAAATCATGGGAGTCATACAACCGAAAAACATTAATGATATTATTGAATCGCTGATGAATATAAGTTTTGGAGAAGAAGAAAAGAATGCCTAGTATTGCACAACCAAAAATAGATAAAGATTGGGAAGCCGAAAATGATGCCAGAACATTAATGGAAGCTGAAGTAATAAAAGGTGATCCCAAAAGACTTGAAGCGGCGACCAAGGCTGCTGACAAATTATCAAAAGAAAAAGTTGATGAAGCGGCTTCCATGCAAAAGGTTGCTGGTTTTCAATTTTACAAAATGGATAGTAAAAATAAAGAATAACGATTGGAAGTCAATATGAGTAGATTAATTTTACCGGAAGAAATAGGACAAGATATAATCAAGAAGCAGGTCAGCAATATACCTTTAACCTGTCCGGGCGTTCCGGCTTCAGTTACGGAAATAAAAGGATGCAAGTTCACGCCGGCAGTTTATTTGAACCGTGGGAAACTGTATCTAGTGGTTGTTTCTCCGCAGTTGCCTGGGCGTATGGTTCTAAAGGCCGGATTTTACGATGTTCCGGAAAAAAGTTATCTTACATGGATTGACAGTTTCAAGATCGTGGCGGTTTCCGCAATGAATCATGCCCGGTATTTTTGCCACATATTCGAAGCATTTGAAGGTGACGCACCGAAAAATTGCTTGCCTATTGCTGGGTTTATTGAAGGAGAAAGAAGCATTCGGACAGATATGATTGAGGTTAAGAGGGAAGATCGCCTTTTAATATAACAGGAGATATAAAGTTTTACCTTTAAAGGAGGGAAGATAAATGATACAGTGATGACAATTCAAATCGCATATCGTGTGCATACAACAGGATTATAAGATAGGATATACTTAACAATTTAACTGAAAGGAAAGAGGTAAGATTATGGGTGACGAAGGTAATTTGGGATGGAGGGCGGCTTTGGAACCTGACCTTCAGAAACATGAGGATTTGACCGATATTAAGGAAGTAAAGGATCTCGGAAGAGCTTATGTTGACCTGAAAGGAAAGGTCAAGAATGCTTTATTTATTCCCGGTGCTGACGCCAAGGAAGAAGATAAAGCGGCATTTAACCAGAAAATAAATGAAATTCGTGGAGTTCCTGCTAAACCTGAAGAGTATGAACTTCCCTTCGACAAGAAGGATGCAAACTACAATGCGGAAATGGATAGTGCGGTTCGTGCCATGTTCCATAAAGTCGGTATTGATAAAAATCAGGCGCAGGCTTTATTGAAGGAATTCGGTGAACTGGACAAGAAGTTTGGCGGTGGGAACATGGATAAAATCCGCCAAACCGTTGCGCAGGAAATTGCTGATCTGATCAAAGCCGACCAGGACAAAGCAATGGCTACCGCAGCGACCGCATTGAAAGCTGAGTGGGCGGATAAATATGATTTCAATGTTACCGGCGCTCAGAAGTTTGCGGACAACATGGAAAAGGTTGTGCCGGGATTCAAACAATTTGCCATAGATTCGGGTATTGGCAACAATCCCTTTTTGCTTAAAGCTTTTGCATACCTCAATTCGGCTATTTCAGAGGCTTCGTTTGTGGGTGGTACGCGCGAGGGTGGAGAGGAAAAGGGTGGATTTTTTAATTATCCTTCAATGGATAAGAAATAAAAAAGGTCAAAAGTTACAGCTTAAGAAAGGAGCTAGCTTTTTATGTCAACTGTAGTAGTTGGTGCTCAATTTACAATGGTCGAGTTGGCCAAAAGGACGAATAACAAAGATGTTCTTGATATTGTAAACGTCCTTGCGGAAAAGAATGAGGTGCTTCAGGACGCGGCATGGGTCGAAGCAAATCAGAAAACCACGCATGTAGGAACCAAAGTTGTGTCGCTTCCCTCCGGAACATGGAGGAGTGCAAACCAAGGCGTAGGTTCTTCGACTGCGACAACCAGACAGCATTCAGAACCTATCGGTCGTCTGGAAGATTTCAGCGACATTGACGAAATGATTCTGGATTTGGAGGGTGCGAATGGCAAGGCAGTTCGCGGCAAGGAAGACGAACTGCATATTGAAGGTTTAGGCCAGACGTTATCCGAAACCATCAATCGCGGCGATAGGTCCGATGATCCGAACAGTTTCAACGGTTTATCCCAGCGGTATGATAGTCTTTCCGATGCCAATGTTCTTGGTGCCGGTGGTACGGGTTCGGATTTAACTTCTCTGTGGATTATTGAATGGGGCCCCAAAGCCTGCCATTTGATTTATCCGAAGGGTTCCAATTTGGGAGTTTCGGCAGAAGATAAGGGCAAAGTCAGAATTACTCCCACATCATCTACGGCATATTATGCCTACGAGTCGCAGTTTGTTGTTCAGGCCGGTATGTTTGTTTGTGATGATCGTTGTGTTCAGCGCATTGCCAATATTGAAACCAGTGGTTCGGAAAACATACTGGATGATGATCAGATTATCGAGGCATTGAATTATATGCCTACGGCCGGCGGCAATGGCAATACGGTTATCTACGTAAACCGTGTCCTGAAAACACAGTTCGATATTTTGGCCAAAGACAAGGCGAATGTGAACTATACCGCTGATAACGCATTCGGCATGCCCGTAACCCGTTTCCGCGGTGTTCCTGTTCGCATGTGGGAATCAATTCTTAACACGGAGGATGCGCTTACCTAAGGTCAATAGGTAAAAGATAAAGTAACAAATTAAGAAAGGAAATAGATTACAATGATGGATGCAAAAAATATGTTCAGTGATGGCCAGTCCATTACAGCTTCAGCGGCTTCCGAAACAGTTCTTGATTTCGGTGTTGCAAATCCTAACTTAGGTCAGGGTTCTCCGTTGATCATCCGGTTTATCATCGAAACAACCTTTGCTTCTTTAAACAACACGGCAACCTTAACCATTGCCCTTCAGGATTCCGCAACGAATTTTGGCGGTTCCCATGTTCTGCTTCAGACTGGAGCCATGGCAATCAGTGCGACAACTTTGATCAAAGGCGGGTATATTCCTGAAATCAAAATTCCCGACCGTCATGCGCGTTACCTGCGCCTGTATTACACGGTCGGCACGCAGAATTTCACCGCCGGCAAGTT